CAGCAGCAAATCCAAGAGCAAGACCTATTTCAGTTATGCTTTCTGCTACGGCTTCCATTTCATTAGTAGGAACATCTAAAAACTTTTCTAATTGTATTCTTGCTTCTTCTATTTCTTCGGTAATGGGTCTTATTTCTTCCAATACCTCAGTAAACATATCACCTATTTCTTGCCCTGCTTCTTGAATACCCATAAAAGTATCTAAGTATAAAGCCTCGAATACTGTTTTTGCTGATTCTGCATCTCTAATTAACCTTTCTGCTTGGAAAGTACCTACGATGTCGAAGAAAACCCTAGACGCACCGGCACGTAAAACTAGTAAAGTAATAGCGCAGATTATTGGAAATAGCCCTGTAAAAAAGGGAAGAATTGTTGTATCAATCATTTCAATCCTCTCTTCTCTCACCCTCAAAGGGTACGCCGCTATCTCTCAATATATCGAGTAGGTCATTGTTGTTGTTTAATAGTTTGCGTTTTTCTCTTCTTTGATTGCGTCTAGCAACCATACCTTTAGCATCTTTCTTCTTTACTTCTTTAGTTGCTTCACTTATACTATCATTAATATTAGCCGCTATAAGAAGGTCTAAATCCATTAAATGCCTACCGCCTTCTACATTATATTTTAACCATAAATCTGAGGGTAAAACCCCCTTAAAGGCCATACATAGAGAGGGGGCTACTCTAATAAAGTCTATAAAGGGATAGCGCCATCCTTTTCATCCCCTCTTACAAAGGCTAATATTTTCATTAATTCTTCTGATGTTAATGAATTAATATCAAACTCTTCGTCTAAAACACATAGAGGAATCCATGATGTGATTTGGTCTTGTACGCCCGCACCATATTCTTCGATATAGTTACTAAACTCTTCTTCTTGTTCTTCTGTCCAATCTTCCACTTCACCCGCATGACGCATTTTTCTAAACGCCTTTCCTTGCGAGTTAGTAATTGCTAGTTTTTCCATACCGGAAACTTGTCTAACCCAAATCTTTGTTCCATCTTCTAATTCTATTTCTTTCTTCATTACAGGCACAATACCACACTCTCGCTCTCGCTAATACATTGTAAAAGGTATTCCTTTAATAAAGAATTACTCTTCTTCATCTATTTTTACGGGAACAATAACTTTTGCTTTAGGTTTAGCGACAGGCTTGGATGCCATAGGAAATCTTCGGCAGTATTTTAGAATCTTTCTTTTATCGCCAATAGCAACAATATCATCCATTTGTTCTTTAGGTATTTCTCTACCCAATGACTTAATAAAATCTTCCAACTTTAACACCTCAGAATGCTGTGCTTCCTAATGTGCCGCCTTTTGCTGTAATGTCCATACAACCTAAATTGTTATCATATAATGCTACGAAACCAACAGTCATTGTTTGTGAATCTCTTCCGCTTACGTTAGAAGTAGGTGCTTCCCAACGAATATTGTAAAAGTTAATCTTTATGTAATTATTTCCACCATCAGACTCTTCTGTGAAGTGTAGTGTCATAACAGGGTCAGTACCGTCATTATATGCAAGACCATCGGTTGCTATTAAAGATGTGTAGTCCGGTTCGTCAAGTGCTTGGTCTCCATAAAGTACCTTGTTAA